TTGGGCGAAGAACCGAATAGAGAATAATCAAGAAATTGATTTTGATACTTTCGGTATTTATGTAGGCAATCGTGCAAAAATAAAGGGAGCAAAATAATGGCTAATGCAGTTGCGGAAAAACAAGCTACGGAAGTAGCACCTTCTAATCTTTCATCTTTATTAGAGGAAGAGGCAGGAGCAGGACTTGAGAATTTTACAACAGAAGATATGCAAATACCTTTTATAAGGATATTGCAAGCTTTGTCACCACAGTTGAACAAGCAAGATTCTATGTATATCAAAGGTGCTGAACAAGGAGATATTTTTAACACAGTATCTCAACAAGTATATAAGGCAGATCAAGGTGTAATTGTTGTACCTTGTTTCTTTGAGAAGAAGTTCTTGGAGTTTGCACTTAGATCAAGTGGTGGTGGTTTTATAAGAGAACTAGCATCTAATGATAAAGACATAACTCTTACAACTCGTGAAGGGGCAGCCGAGATTTTACCTTCGGGAAATGAGTTAGTTAGAACCCATCAACATGTTGTGATGGCTATGGATCCTGATACTAAGATGGGTGCACCTGCTATTCTTGACATGAAAAAGACACAATTAAAAGTGTCTCGTAGATGGAATACATTAAAGAATGGTATTAGATTACCTTCGGGTAAGCCTATGCCATTGTATGGAACTGCATGGAATATTCAAACCATTGCAGAAAGCAACGATCAAGGTAGTTGGTATAATTATAAAATTGAAAGAGTTTATAATATGTCAAAAGAACTTGAGGCTATGATGCTTGAGGCTAGAACTATGTATCAAAGCTTTAGAAAAGGGGAGATAAAGACGGCTTCGGCTCCTGCGGATGAAATGCAATCTGCACAGAAGGATGAAGAAATACCGTTTTAATTAATCAGAGTCGTGGCTATTCCTCCAAGTCACGACTCTTTTTTTGTGGAGTGAAGAGTGAATTTAGCAGAAGAATTATTAGAAGCTTTTATTGGTTTTAGTACGGCTCATGGTCAGACAGAAGTATCACAAGAACGCACAGCAGGAAAACAAAAAGCCAAATCATTTATAGTAAGAAACCCACTTACATTACAATTAATAGAAGGACATATCAAAGGCACAAAAGGTGTTGGTGCTATTCCTATTAATGAAGAAAACAAATGTAAGTTTGGTGCATTGGATATAGATGAGTATCCATTAGATCATAATAAATTAGTAAACAAATTAGAGGAACTTAAAGTTCCGTGTATCGTGTGCCGTAGTAAATCAGGTGGTGCACATATATTCTTTTTCTTTAAGGAGTGGATGAATGCAGGAGATTTTAGGGATAAGGCTGCAGAAATTTCTTCGGCTCTTGGTCATGGCAGGTGCGAGATATTCCCAAAACAAGAACAGATTCTTGTCGAAAGAGGTGATGTTGGTAACTTTATTAATTTACCGTATTTTGATTCGGAGCAAACTCTCCGTTATGCGATCATCAAAAAAGAGGGAGATTATGTCGAGGCATCATTACTCGAGTTCATCGAAGAGATACAAAAAGTCAAGACGTTACCTAAAGATTTTCTAACACTACCAATAGGTGGACCAGTTGATTTATTACCAAATTATATACCTTGTCTTAGAACTAAGTTAGCTATTGGTGTATTTGAAGGGGAAAGAAACAGAACGGCTTTTCATTTAGGAGTTTTCTTACAAAAGCTTGATCCTGGAAATTGGAAAGCAAAGTTTGAAGAACATAATGTAAGAGACTTTAATCCTCCTTTATCAGCACAAGAAGTTGTAGCCATACAAAACACATTAGAGAAAAAAGAATATCAATATCTTTGTAAAGAAGAACCTATGTCTTCTCATTGTAATCAAGGTGTATGTAGAACAATGAAATTAGGTATAGGTGCTACATCAATGCCTACGATTAGTGGATTATCTGTTATTTTATCAGAACCGAGATTATGGTTTGTAGATATTGGCGGTCAAAGATTAGAGATAACAACAGAAGAATTACAAGCACCTCGTTTGTTTCAGCGAGCATGTATGGAACAATTAAAAGTCATGCCTCCTAAGTTAAAAGATTCTGATTGGGAAATAACTGTTAATGATTTAATGGAGAAATGCAATGAGATACAAGTTCCCGAAGAATTAACATATAAAGGACAGTTTGTGTCTATCCTTGAGGCTTACTGCACAGGTCGAGTTCAAGCACAAACCTTTGAAGAGATTATGTTGGGTAAACCTTATACAGAGATAGAAGAAGGCAAGACATATTTTAGATTAGATTCTTTAATGGAGTATATGAGACAGAAAAAATTTGATAGTTACACAAGAGCACAAGTACAAGAAAGATTAAAAGAGATAAACAACGAAGAAAGTTCTACTGTTAAAAAATTTAAAACTTCAGCAGGTAAATGGAAATCAGTTAGAGTTTGGTGGATACCCGAATTTGCATCTGAGGTTGAAGTAAGTGAGATAGCTATTGAGAAAGAAGAGGTGCCGTTCTAATGGAAGTATTAATAGCATTTTGTATTGTTTTAGTTGAAGCACCTAGAATTGATGGTGGTAAGTCGATATGTGGTTTTTATGAACCTGGTGTGGTTTTTAAATCTTATAAAGAGTGTATGGATGATAGAAAACTAATAGAGGATTATGTGGTTGAAGAAGCTTGGAAAATTCATCCAAATGCAGTCAGAATATATGCAAAGGGACTTTGTTCAGAGTAATGGAAACAACAATATTTGGGCCACCAGGCACAGGAAAAACAACAACTTTAATCAACTTAGTTAAAGATAAAATAAAAGATGGTATGGATCCTACTAAGATTGCATTCATGTCATTTAGTCGTAAGGCTGCAAATGAAGCAAAAGATCGTGCTATTTCAGAATTAAATTTAAATACAGATCAAATGATTTACTTTAGAACTTTACATTCGTTGGCTTTCACATGGATGGGTCTTACTACAAAGCAAGTTTTTAAAGGTGCTGACTATAATGAATTAGGTAGATTAGTTGGACTAGAGTTTAGAAGTAATCCAACTGTTAGTATAGAGGACGGACCTTTGTTTCAAATAGGTGCAGGTGGCGATAAATATATGTCTGTTCTACAAATGGCTCGTGTTAGAGAAATAACATTAGAGAAACAGTTCAATGATACTTGGGATCACACATTACATTGGCAACAACTAAAAGTTTTAGATAAAGCTTACAGTGATTATAAAGAAGCTAAGAACAAATTAGACTTTGTTGATATGATAGAAAAATTTATTCTTGAAGGCACAAGTCCAAAATTTGATTTGTTAATTATTGATGAAGCACAAGACTTAGCACCTCTGCAATGGAGAATGGTAAAGGAAGTTTTAGTTCCAAATTCTAAAGAGACTTATTATGCAGGAGATGATGATCAAGCTATCTATACATGGATGGGTGTAAGAATAAATGATTTCTTAAATGCTTGTGATAAGAAAACTGTGCTCAATAAATCGTATCGTGTACCGAGTGCCGTGCACGAATTCTCACAAAACTTAATAAAAAAAGTTTCTATCAGACAATTAAAAGAATGGCAACCCACTAAAAAAGATGGCACTATAACATGGCATCGAGATATACTTGATGTAGATCTAACTAGTGGCGAATGGTTGATACTTGCAAGAACAAACTACATCACAAATAAAATATGTACTCGTCTTAAAGAAGAAGGCTACCTCTATTGGAGGGAAGGCACTGGTTGGTCTATTTCCCCAAATGTACTTAACGGAATAGAGGTGTGGATTAAACTATGCAAAAACTTAGACTTGTCTACAGTAGAACTGAAAAACTTTGTGAAACTATTGAACCCGAATATTATTACGAGGTCTGGGAGAAAAAAGTTCTCCCATTTAGATCCCGAACAAACTTATACTCTAGACGACATTATAGAGAAATGCAGTTTGAACGTATCACGAGAGACTCCGTGGCAGAAAGTCTTGAAGGTTTCGGATCAAGAGATAGCATATATAACATCTGTGAGGAGGAGGGGAGAGAGAGTTTTGACGGTTTCTCCGAGGATTCGGATCTCGACAATACACAAAGCCAAAGGTGGCGAGGCGGATAACGTAGCCTTATTACTTGACTCAACAAAAGCTTGCGTAGAAAGTTTAGATCAAGATTCTGAGGTAAGAACTTTTTATGTTGGAGCAACTCGTGCTAAACAATCATTACATTTAATAGAATCAACAACTAAGTATGGATTTAACACATGAAAAAAGACAGAGAATTTTTTTTAAAAGAAGCAGAGAAACTAATTAATGGTCAGCGAGCCAAAGAGTATGGACCTGCTAAAAAGAATCATCAACGTATAGCTGATATATGGACTATACTATTAGATAAAAAATTAAATGGTGCAATCACTCCAGAGGAAGTTGTGGCTTGTATGATAGGAGTCAAGGTAGCTCGTCTTGCAGAAGACATTTCAAAAGACGATTCTTGGACAGATGTTATTGGGTATGCAGCTTTAGGTGGAGAAATTATAAATGACAAATCATGATCAATATCACTTTTTAGATCAAGACATAAAAGATATGTCTTGGGGTAATGTGGACTCTGATTGGACACCTCCTCAAAGTTTACCAGACTTGTCTCAATATGAAACAGTTGCAATAGACTTAGAGACTAAAGATTCTAATCTTTTGACACTTGGACCTGGTTGGACAAGAAAAGATGGTTATGTGATAGGAGTCGCTGTTGCTGCAGGAGATAGTTCTTGGTACTTTCCTATTGCACATCAATCTGGAAATATGTCAAAGAACATAGTATTTAAATGGTTACAAAAATTATGTGATGATGAGAAGATAACTAAAGTATTTCATAATGCTTTATACGATTTAGGTTGGCTTAGAGCCGAGGGTATAGAGGTCAAAGGTAAGATTATAGATACCATGATTGCAGCACCTTTGTTGGATGAGAATAGAAAGTGGTATAATTTAAACTCCCTTGCTCGTGACTATTTAGGGGAGTATAAAGATGAAAAACTATTAAAGTCTGCAGCGGATGAATTCGGTGTTGATCCTAAGTCTGGCATGTGGAAACTACCTCCTAGATATGTTGGTAAGTATGCCGAGCAGGATGCTTTAATAACTTTGAAGCTTTGGGACAATCTTAGAAAAAAGATAACGCAAGAAGAGTGCTCAAGTATCTTTGAATTAGAAACTTCTTTACTGCCTGTATTGTTTGAAATGAAAACAAAAGGTGTTCGTGTGGATGTGGATAAAGCACAGCAAACCAAGAAAGATTTAACTAAAATAGAAAAATCACTTATAGATGAAATAGTCAAGGAAACCGGGGTGGTTGTTGAACCTTGGGTCGCTACATCTGTAGCAAAGGTCTTTGATGCTGTGGGACTTTCTTATTCTCGCACAGAAAAGTCTGGATCTCCCATGTTTACAAAACAGTTTCTCGCTAATCAAACTCATCCAATAGCGAAGAAGATTATAAAAATTAGAGAAATAAACAAAGCCAATACGACATTTGTTGATACTATTCTTGAACACTCTCATAATGGTAGAATACATTGCGATTTTCACTCCCTTCGATCTGATGGTGGTGGAACAGTTACAGGTCGTTTTAGCTCAAGTAACCCCAATTTGCAACAGATTCCTGCACGAGATCCTGAGATCAAAAAATTAATTCGTGGTTTGTTTATCCCGGAGGAGGGCCACAAATGGGGTTCCTTTGATTATGCATCACAAGAACCA